GCGTCAATCATACCTCAACCGACCCGCAACCGGCCCTTAAGCCTTCATTTTAGGGTGCGCGCGTGTTCTGCCGTGCATAATCTTCTTAATCAAAGGGGGATAGCGCACTATCCCAGTCGGCACTATATCGCGGATTGGATCAGAAAATTGAAATTTTCAGATCCCTGCGGCGCTTGGCGCCGCAGGTGTAATATATACCCTCACGATCCCAGAAGCGAGGTTGTATTACATGACGCGCGAATTAGTGTTCAAGAATGTGGATGAAATGATTGACTGGATAATGGAAAGAGAGTATCTGATGGAGTTGCTCGCCGATCGCATTGATGTGGCGTTCTATGGCGAGGATGATGATTGAATGAGTGATCAGGGATTCGATCCCTACGACCGATGCTTGACCTGCGGACGGAGAGTAGGCGCGCATGCGATCCCTGAGTTCGAGGATTGTTTAGCCGCTCAAGGTCGATATAGAGATGGTGAAGAATGAAGTTAATCTGTCGAAAGTGTGGCTTAGAATGCCCCTCAAAGACGTTTGAAGCCGTTGAACGCCTCCAAAGGATGACCTGCGGCGGCGGCGGCACTCATCGCATTGTGGGGGTGTCGTCGTGATTGTCTGGGATCTATGCAGTGGGCTCGGTGGTTGGTCTGAGGCATGGACTGATACCCACGCGAGGGTTTTCAGATTCGATAACTTCGAGTTGGTTCAAGACGTTCCATTCACTCATAATGAGGACGTGACTCGATGGATGGATTGGGTCGATAATTACCCAGCTCCGGATCTGATCCTCGCCTCGCCGCCGTGCCTGGAATTTTCTCAAGCCTACAATGCCCCGCGAGTTAAGGCCCGACGAGAAGGGCGCGACTGGGCACCGGATTTGACTATCGCCAAAGCCGTTAGAGATATTATTGCGCACGTCAAGCCGCGATGGTGGATCGTTGAAAACGTGGTCGGATCAATCAAGGATCTCGATTCGGTCTTTGGCCGGCGAACACAGATTATTGGCCCCTATGTGCTATGGGGGAATTTCCCTAAACTCCCACTCAAAGGGTGGAAGAACCCAAACGCAAAAACCGAACGTTGGGATATAGGCGACCCGTTGAGGGCCAACAAGAGGGCAATAATTCCATTCGAGATAAGTCAAGCAGTCCGTCGCTCATGGTTTGAGCAGCCGGATCTCTCGGGGTGGTCTTGATGGCGCGAAACAATCTTCATTCCTTCACCTTAGATACAGCAGCCTCAAAGGCGATTCGCTCAGTCCGTCGTGGTTCTAAGTCAAACTTCGTTTCACGGTGCGTCAATTGGTTCACTCATTTTCATTGCACGGATTGGACGGATAGCGAGGGGAGATTGTGGCGTTCTGGAACCCAAATTAAAGGGCACTTTATTGATATGAGGATTCAGGATTTCCTGGAAGGCCACGAACAACTGATCGAGCGCTATCGTGAAGTCTGTATTGAGAATACCAAACTTCGAGAAGAATTAGCAAAGAATGAATCCTTTATTAGTCGAATGCTCAAAGTTTTCAAGAAATAGGGTGAATACCCCCCATTCGAGCGGTCAATCTTCTGTCGATGATTGGGAACCGAGATATTGGTTTCGGATAGTCATTAGATAGGTGAAAAAGCCAACCGCCGCAGTAGTTCCCGCTGGCGGCCCTTCTGCTTCGAGGTGTTCTTCCCAGTCTTCTAAAGCCGCCTCGCCTCCTTCGGCTGCTGCGCTGCCCGCGATCCCACCGACGATAGCACCAGGCCAACCGAAAAAGACGGTGCCGATAATCGCGCCGATCCCACCGAGAACCAAGTTCTGACTCTCGAACCAATCGCTGACTTGTTCGGGGGTCATGTCTGTGATGATCTCGCGCCAGTCTGGGTCGAGGCCGATTGAATCTAAAATATAGTCAATCAGTAAAACGAGAGAACCACCGAGTAAAACCGCCCCGCCGCTTGAAATGTCGGTGAAGGGTGTAATCACTCGGTTGAACGTGTAGGACATTTGCAGATCGCGCACCAGCTCGCGTTCAGCCCGACCAAGTACGATCTCATGACGGATCACTTCATCCGGCTTCGGCTTCGGCATTCAATACTCACACTCGAAGCCGGCGAGGTTTGCATACCACGCGCCAGTGTTCGCAGTATTCGCCCAGATCACAACCATTGAGTTAGGAGGGATGATCAGTTGTGACTGGGGGGTTCGTGTGTGATTAGCGAATAGCGATATCGCGCCGTTGGATGATTGACCGCCCTCCGTTGCTCCGGTTAGTATGGCGATACCATTACCTGCGTCGTTGTAGTATTCCCATTCACGAAGCGCAGCGATCTTAACCGTAGTGGGAATGATTCCAAGAGAGATAGTTTCGCTTCCATCTCCGCCCCAATAAGAACCCATGTTCACCAAAACGGGTTTGGTTCCAGACGTGAAGATTGGATGAACCATGTTGGCGTCGCCACCGGCGGGAATTTCGCCTGATCCCTTGATGTATTGACCCAGTTTGAACATGGGATCACTTCAGTCGGTTGTGGGCGCGATCCAGGATCTTTTGGATTGCCTCAAAGTCCTTAATCGTGAAAACTAATTTACTCATTCCAGCGGGAGGGCGTGAAATCAATTTAAACGACTTCGAGGAGATACCTTGAAGCAACCGACGAGCCTGAGACTTGGTCATTTTAGCCATAGAACCAACCCCTTTCAGGCATCAGTCCTGAAAACAGCCCGACTATTCAAGGCGATATTTACGCGGCATGGGTGATAAGTTCCAGTATCAACCGCCGGATCGTTAGGTGTGACGCTTCCAATGGGAACGCCTGATCCATTCACAATATAGATTGGTGAAGAAAAGTTCGCTGCATTGGCCCCGCCCATACTGAAGGCGTGGCTCACGCGGCGATTCTGGAGTGTCTGCCCAATTCCGAGCCCAGTGAGAACCGAAACCAGTTCATGTTCTCCAGCTCCTGATGGAGTGACGCTGAAGATATGGTATTCGCCATTCGTGCAGGCGACGCTAAGGCTAACCTCGCGATCACTGGTCGCGGTTGCAGCCGCGATGACTTGATCACCACTCACGAGTCGCTTTGGATAAGGCAGGCCAGAAGGCAGACCCATTCCCGAATTTAAACCAGAAACGGGGAGTGCTAATTTTATGGTTCCGGCAGATCTGATAAAACAATAACTCATGTCGTTTTCTGCGGAAATTCCAGCGGCAGCGACAACAGCCGAACCGAGAGTTTGGGTTGCGTAGGTGCCTGCGGTCTGGCTACTTCCTACAAAATTAGAATCCGTAAAAATTTCTTCTTCTGCGGCTTCTGCGAGATCCGCGCGGTATAGGGGAACGACTGCGCCGTTTCCCATAACGAGTTGGCCGAATGCGTCAACGTCAGCCATTCAATCACAACCTGATCCCAGCACCGAGCGCGGGCTTAATTATTGCCGAATTTATCGTTCGCAATGGTTTTCTGAGAAGGCGCTTTCCAACTCGGAATGAAATTGAAGTGGTGAATCCGGCGAGCGCCATAGGTAGGAGGTTCGCTTGAAAGTTCGAGGCCATAGCCCCGAGTGCGAGAGTAGGTTCGGCCATGATGTCGGATAGGCTGATCCCATCGGCTGCGACCGTCACCATGTTGTAGGTTTCAGATCCGCCTCCGAGACTATCGTCTTGTTTTAGAGTGGTGAGCGTCTTGACCTGCATTATGTCCTTCTCGCCTGTAATCAGGCCAACAGGTGACGTTCCAGCCACCCCTTCAGTCAGTATTGAGGCATAGACATACGCTTCGAGTGCATTGAGAATGCTAAACGATGCGCGCCGTCTTGAGCGTTTCTTCTTCCGAGCCATTAGCGATCCGGCGGGGCCGTCGGCTTATGATAGTTTTTGAGCGTGAAAATTATCAAGAAAATTTACCGCCCGCATCTCGGACAACGTCGATCACATCAGCAGACGGTTGATTCTGGGTCAAATTCTTTTTCATCATCGAGGCTATTATTTCCTGGATCGGATTCACCGGCTCAAAGTCGCCTATTCCCTTCTCGATCAGTGATTGAATCGTTTGGGCGAGCATTGTGTCGAGCTGGGCGACCGCTTTTGAGATCTCAATGCTGATAACTCGAAGCATCCAGACTGAAAAAAGCAGGTTTAGCACCAATAAAGCGATTATAGTGGCGTCAATCATACCTCAACCGACCCGCAACCGGCCCTTAAGCCTTCATTTTAGGGTGCGCGCGTGTTCTGCCGTGCATAATCTTCTTAATCAAAGGGGGATAGCGCACTATCCCAGTCGGCACTATATCGCGGATTGGATCAGAAAATTGAAATTTTCAGATCCCTGCGGCGCTTGGCGCCGCAGGTGTAATATATACCCTCACGATCCCAGAAGCGAGGTTGTATTACATGACGCGCGAATTAGTGTTCAAGAATGTGGATGAAATGATTGACTGGATAATGGAAAGAGAGTATCTGATGGAGTTGCTCGCCGATCGCATTGATGTGGCGTTCTATGGCGAGGATGATGATTGAATGAGTGATCAGGGATTCGATCCCTACGACCGATGCTTGACCTGCGGACGGAGAGTAGGCGCGCATGCGATCCCTGAGTTCGAGGATTGTTTAGCCGCTCAAGGTCGATATAGAGATGGTGAAGAATGAAGTTAATCTGTCGAAAGT